TGTGCAATAGGAGAATCCTCTGTGTTGATCCCCTTGAACGCAGGAGCAACTAGGTTAATACTTTGTAGTGGCTGGGCCATACGTACTCCTACGGGGTGTACCAGACGGTTTCGTCAGGGTGCTTCTGTGCATCCATAGCGATAGCATCTGATAAATATTTGTCAGCGATAGCAAAGTACTCAGGGGTAGATGTACCGCCTGTCTCACCTCGCTCACGCGCTAGCAGTGCTACTGCCATGTGAATCACAGGTTGGCTAGGAACCGCCAGTGTATCTGAGTCACTAGACAGCTCAGTGTTTCTAGTAACAATCTTAGCCTTCAAAGAGTACACACCGTCAGGCTTAGGGTACACATCAATCTGTGAGTCACCGCTTCCGTCAACACCGTTGAACGTATAGTACTCAGGTGCTCCAGAGGCAGGTGTGTTAATCAGGTACTGCTCGTCAAACCAAGACTGAGGACGGTACTCCATAGTCAAGTTAGACGTATCGTTAATTAGATGCAGGATCTTACCGTAGTCCTGTGATCCCGTAAGTGAGTACGTGTAGTCATCAGCCGCTGTGGTAATCGTAAGGGTTGACCTAAGTTGCGACCAATCCCAAGCGTTCTGCACCATGTTCTTTGCGTCGTTAACAAAATCACCAACCATTCTGCTGTACACATTAGCGTTAACAGTGGTTACTTCGTCCTCTCGCAAACGTCTAAGGACATTGTTTACTAAATCTAAATATGTCATACAAGATCCTTAAACAAGCTGTTGGTTAACGCTCCTCGTAGCATCTTAACGTAGTCTACGTTTTGAACTGACGGAGCAGGAGCTACTGACGGTAAACTAACAGGAGTGTACGTTAAACCTTGAGGTGTGCTTGGAGTAAACGTAGCACCTGATGAAACAGTTGTTGTTCCTGCGTTTGTTTGTTGCTGTGCTTGTAAATACCTTTGAGCTTCATCAGATATAGATATGTTGTACTCAATATCTTCTAACGATTGAATACCCCGGTCTGCGTACTCACCAGTACTTCTCCAGTAATCTAGTCCTGATTGTCTTGCGTTCCTGCCTAAATACTTTTGATACAACGCATTAATGTCAGCTACAGATGCTCTTGTCTGTTGATTTGTCTGTTGATTTGTCTGTTGATTTGTCTGTTGATTTGTCTGTTGGTTTGTCTGTTGGTTTGTCTGTTGTTGACTAGTAGCAAATTTTTGTGCTTCGGTCGACAATTTAATGTTAGATTCAATTTGCTCAATGCTTTGTCCAGTGCCTAACCAGTAGTCTAGTCCTGCTTTTTCTGCAGACCTTCCTAAATATTTTTGGTACAGAGCATTAACTTGTTCTGTTGTTGGTCCTGTCAACATACCAGCACTAGTTGTTGTGCTTTTCGAGTCACCAATAGGAGCAAAAATACCAGTTTTGGCCTTGGGAATCTGAGGATTAGCATCTATTGCTCTAGCTACATCAGTTGCATCCTTAAAAGGTTTGTTGCCTAGTTGACTGTTTAGCCAAGCAGTGTACTCCGAGCCAGAGGTATAGAAACTAGCAGGACCAGTGTACACATAACCCATAGAACCTAAGAAAGTAAACTCATCAGGGTTGTCTCTAGGGTTTTTACTAGCTATAAAAGCATCTGCATCCAACGCTCTTTGAGTAGGTTCAAAGCCAGCTTTTTTGTATCTTGCTAGGGATGCTTGATAAGCCTCTTTGTTTTTCTGCTCATCTCTATTATCAAACCAAGCCTGAATAGGATCAAAATTGTTAATCATTATGTAAAGTCCTCAAACAACCTGTTGTTCATAAGCCGTGCAATTAATCCATCTAGTTCTTGTGTAGGGGTCACTAGTCCAGCCGCGTAGTCCACCATAGGAGATGCTTGAACACCGGGTACAGGCTGTGCTTGATAACTTAAACCGTAAGGGGCAGCAGGGTTGTAGCTAAACATATTTCTGGACGCTGCTGCTGCAGGTGGTGTATCTCCGTCACCGTTCCCATCGCCAGACCCAGTACCGTCTTGACCATCTGTGCCGGGAGAACCAGCACCGGGATCTTCACTTCCAGTTACTGTACCAGCTACAACTGTGCCTACTACTCCAGCATCTACTACATCAGAACCGCCAGTACCACTAGTATCTGTAGCGGCTGTACCTCCTGTCGTAACTTCACCTTCTGTAGTCGTACCGCCTGTAACATCGCCGCCTGTGACACCACCTGTAACATCACCTGTAACAGTGCCAGCATTTGCTCCTGTTGTTGTAAAAACAGACGTATCAACACCACCTGTAGTGACTCCACCAGTTAACAATCCACCACCTGTAGTAGTATCAACAGCGACTTCGCTTCCTGCATCTACAGGTACACCATCAGCAGTGGTTGTTATGTCTATAGTACCTATTGAATCATAAGCAGCAGCGGCTTGTTCTGGAGTTATAGTTCCAGCTAAAAGAGCAGCATTTATGGCAGCAGACAAAGCAGAACTAGAAACACCTTGGTTAACTGCATTGTTTATAGCAGTGCTTACCTCTTGACTAGTACCTGCTCCTGCAACATCTTCAACGGCAGTGCTTACAACCTCTACACCACCACCATCTTCGCCAGCAGTCGTTGTTTGTGTTGTATCAGTGGTAGTAGTTTTAGTTTCTACTGTTTCGGGTGGAGTATCAGGAGTTCTAATAGCGGTAATTTCAGTAGTGCCTTGCGCTCTAACATACTCAGTGTTAGTTTGAGGATCGTACCACACCTCACTAATTTCACCATTAGGCCCATAAATAAGACCAGAAAACTGACCTTGTTCAAAGTTATCTTGTAACCCAGCAGGAGGATACTTATAATTAATAGCAGTACCACTTTGATCAAAATATGTAACAGACTCTAAAGGCGCATCAATAGCCTTAGCTGCTATCATAGTTAGTTCGTCAACCGTTTGAGGATCTTCTACTACGTTTCCTTGAGCATCAACCCACTGCCCTTCTACTTTTTTATAAGCTAACTCACCATTTTCATAACTGATATAGCCGTCTGTTCCACCCTCAGAAGTCCAAATTAAATCACCTTTACCACCACCAAATACTTCATCATAATATTTTTGAGTAACTGTTACTTGGTTTCCAGCAGCGTCATAACCAACATATCCATCAGGGCCAAATCTAACCAGCTTTGGATCTACCGGGACTCCGTTTTCATCAACATAAACAGGATCATCCATTTGATAGTTATAAATGTTTTTAGCTGTAACATCAGTAGTAATTTCTTGTAAATCAACTCCTGACAATTTACCGTCGTTGTTGGTGTCTAATGTAGACATATTGCCTAAGTTATCACCAGCGTAGTTAAATACATTACCCGCTGCGTTAACCATTAACCCATCACCTACAGTAGTGTAGTTAGGATTAAGGAATGGGTCTTTTATGTCTGCGTTTATAGCGGCTTGTTGGAACTCTTCGTACTCAGCAAGATCAGCCATGTACTCGTCTTCAGGAACACCTAAAGTATTCATGTCCGTCTTAAACTGATTAAAAGCTTCTTTTCCACCAGCAATTACAGCGGCTAATGCCGCCTGCTTCAAATCTACCTCGCCCGTAGTAACAAGCTGGGTAAGCATAGATATACCGCCAGCCTGTATTGCGGCGTCAGCAATAGGAATGTTTGTCTCTACAAGCTCTTGAAATTTAGAAACGGTATCTTTTGCGGCAGAAGTAATGTCGCCTAGTACGCCATCAAGCTCTGTACTGCCTTTAATAATCTCGCCAAGCTCTGCGCCACCATAAGCAATCGCGCCAGAAATTAACGCCTGCTTTATATCTATCTTACCAGTGGCGGCTAATTGAGTAGCACCATTAATAATTGTTTGAGATGCCGCAGCAGCCGCTGAACTAGAAAGACCGGCTCCCTGAAGAAGACCACTTAATGGGCCAGCCAAACCCGCAGACAAAACAATTCCGGGCAGTGCCGCGCCAAGCATACTTCCAATGTGTGGACCAAACGCTTCTTGAGTCATCACAAAACCAGAACCGTTCCACTCGTACTTAGCACCGTTATCTAAAGTTTTAACAACAGATTCACCTGTATATTTTTCATACAGATTAGTAAATACATCTTCTTGTTCTGAGTATCCTATTTCTCCTTGACGAGCGCCTTCTTGCATAATGTCCATTTCAAGCGCACGATCATCTTGACCGCTTTCTCTACCAAGAGCTTCAGGATCTGTTAGAGCAACACCCGTGTCCCACCAATCAGCTTTATAGTCACCTTGTTCAATAAGGTCTTGTCGCTCATTCATGTATGCTAAGTAGTTATCCCAAGAACCAAATGCTTCTCTAGTTCTTGCGTTATCTTTAGCGTAATAAGCTGCTTCTAAGTCATCTAATGTAACTTGTTTGGAGTAGTTACCCCAATAAAGATTTTGAGAGCCGCCTGTTTCTCTGGGAGGAGTATAGTCGTAAAGACGTTCACCAGTATTAGTATCTGTAGTAGTATCTTCTAAACCAGTAGCGTCATCAGTAGTATCAGCAAGAATATCTAATTCGCGTGTTGCCATCTACTTCTTCCCCTTTAACGCAAGCAACTTGTCAGCACCACGAATACCAAAGGATGCAGACACGGCCATAAACAGTAGGTACTGATACCAATCAGGAAGCCTGTTAAGCTCTTCAAAGGCAAGACCAATGCGGTCTAGTATTTCCACATCATTCATCCCAATGCCCCACACAACGGCAACCACAGGCGCTGACAGCAACAAAGTAAACCACTCGTCTTTCCATGAAGTAGCACTGGCAGTTGCCATAAGCTGCTCCCAAGACGCAGTGTTCTTAATCACCTCTAGCTTGGCATGATGCACTGCATTCTTTTCTTCAGCCCTGTTTTTAATCAGCTGACCTAAAAGCGTTGCAATTGGCGATATGATTGCTTGCCACATAAGTTATCGCACCATGTAAACAACAAGGGATGCACATGCACTTACAGCAACCCAGAAGAATCGCTCTGCGCTTTTAACGGAACTTGAGTTAGCTAACACAGTCCCCTCTAGCTCCCGTATGTCATCTTCCTGATCGTCTAGTCTTTTCTCGTGTCTATCCATGCGCTTGAAAGCAGACAACAGCTGCTCTTCCACACGGGCAATCTGAGATACCGCTTCAGTTAGCTTGTCGAGCTTTTGCTCAATGCGGTCAAGCCTGTTATCCATCATAACTGTGCTTCCTGCGCCGTTCATGTTACAGAGTCGCCGCCAGTTCAAACAAAGCGTCCATCTCTACATCAGTCATGCCCAGTGCAGAAGCCATAGTTGCAACCCAAGGTGACATACGCTCAACAACAGATCCGTACTGCCACTCAATAGATACCTTGGTTTTGTCAGGCTCTGGGATT